GAAGCTGATAAATCAAAACTTAATACTCCAGAAAAGCCATGAAAACCTTCCGATGTTCCTGTTTTAATTTGAATTAACGTTAAGTTTAATGTTCTAATGAATTCCGGTTTAGCATTTTCAAAATTATCCTCACGTTGCCACACTCTATCAGTTTTGGGAAATATACCGGTATTATTGACAGGATTATAAATTGTTTTAATTATTCTTTCAACTTCTTCACACATATCTTCCACGTCAGTTTCAGCTAATTCAAATAATGATTCATCGACACCTTGTATCCTATATCTTACACGAATTTTATAATTGTCTCTTGTTTCTTCAAACTGTGGATGAGCAATTACATTTTCACGCTCATTGGAGTTAATTTTTGTGACCTCAATAACTTTTACTTCCTCATCTCCTTCAGGTTGTGCATGTGCATAAAAGAATACTGGGTTTTCCATTACATCAACAGTAGCATTTTTGGAAATACGTTGTGTACCAGTAAAACTCCAATTCGTTTCGATTGAGTCCTTTAATGTTTCTGCTGCTGATGCCATTTATTAGAATCCGTCAATTGCTGAAACTGTTTTGGTAAAAACCACACCAGCGGCATGGCCATCTGGATTTTTTCTACCGTATGTAGCTAAAATATAATACACTACTTCTTTTTGAATATCTATTACCACTTGATATAATTTATCTGACTTTTTTGGTGAAGTCCAATAATTATAAGATGCAGCGGCTAATCGTGTAGATAGACCAGTAAGATCTGCGTCAGTTGGAGAAATTGGGCTTGTAGCATGCAATTTGATTTGAGTATTGATATAACCCTCGGCTTCATTTAATAATTCAGTTAATTTGGTATCTGCTGACGTTATTGATAAATCAAGATTAATTTTCCTTTTAACACCATTCAGAGTGCCGTAATCAAATGACATATCTATATTGTAAACCGATGATATTTAGTTGTTAATGCTAGACTGCAACCCTATAAGGCACGTTTTTAACAAATCTGCCTCGTAATCTCCTGGCTCTAAAGTGGTTTAATCTTCTAAAGAATCTACGACCATATCCCTGCTCCCATCTTTGAATATCACTATCTGACCAGATAAATGCGTCTTCATTGATGGTATCGTCAGAATTGTATCCTCTCTTTGCAATTGGATATAAAATACTACGTTCAGACAGTTCATTGTGATGATATCCATGAATGTGTTTGAATTCATGCATACCAACGTGTAATAATGGTTGTGTACCGAGCATTTTGAGAGTACCGTCTGTCCATTTTTCGCCTTCAGTATAATGAACATGATCAACTAAATATGCTGGTAGTGAATCACCAAATGGTGTAAAAAACATATTATCATTCCATTCTGTTACGCCATTTTTGGTTCCCTGAGGATGAAACAGATATGCGTGTGCAATAACCATTTTTCTACCACCAAAAACTTCTATGTCGTCAGTAAATCTAATTGTAAAATCACTCTTTGACTCATTTCTAACAAACCAATACTTTCGTGGAATAATAAAACCAATAGTTCTAAAAACTGCAGCAAAAGTACGCATCTGCCAATATCTATCAGCTATATCGGGAGTATAATTCAAAAATTTCCAAGTAAATATGGTTTTTTCTGCAGGATATTTGTATCTCCAATTTTCACGGCCAATATCTATTAACTCATTTTTAGATAACGGATCACCGTTTTCTGTCTGAAATTCAAAAGTTGGTTCTATAGCATCAAATTTAGGGTTATGTATCAATGCACAACGAATAGGCTCATCGAACATTATTTATCGATTATTGTATATAGTTAAAAAGATTGTGATAATACTCTTTATCTTCTTCCTCAACATCTTCAACGTCAGGTTTTTCTTTTGGTTTTTTCTTTGGATCGACATCTGGTATTAGATCATCATCATCGTATAGAAGCCTGTCATCGTCCAGCATTCTTGACATTTTTAACAAACCCAAACATGTGAATGAGGTGAAACATTTTCCTATTTGGTAGTTTTACATTTTTATATCCTAAATCCTTCAAAACTCCATCAGCAGTTAATCTACGTAAAATATTAGAAGCTGATTCTTTTGGAATGCCAAACTCAGTTAGCAATGTGCCACAAACGAAACCATATTTTTTCTTACAATTTTCTACAATTACTTCTGGATCATCACGAATTTGTACATTAGCGTTTAATGGTATTACAACATCATCCTCATAAATCGTTACTTTTTTTCTCAATAGTGTAACTCCCTTGGTTTTATTTTTAGTTCAGTTACGTGAGGCTCAATTAGAGTGTGACCGTTTGGTTCCACAATTACTTCAACACATCCGACATCTGGTGTAATACCACCTGCCCCACCACGATATGCAAAAGCATCTGCAAACTTCCAGGCAGGATTTATGAAACCTTTCGTATGAACAAAATTTACATTAACAAAATAATGAACGTGTGATCTAACATAGATGTCGATTGGTCCAACAACAGCTTTAGATTTATCAAAATGCATTGCTGCCATTTCACGAGCTAGTGCTGTAGTTCTATATGCAAACCAACGATTAAAACCTATGTGATGTGTACAGTGAAAGTGTTTACCATACATTTCAAACTTTGCAAAATAATCTGTAAAACCTCCCCTATCTTCTCTTTGTTCTCCTTTAAATTTTGGTATTTCTATTTTCCCCCACGCACGATATCTATCCGCATTTAATTCTCTTGCAACACGTTCTTCAAAATTTGTACCATCTATATCAACATGATATGGTGAACCACGTATCAATAATGTGTGCTCAGCCGGTATTTCTTTAATTAATTTTACAGAGTCAGTAACTTGATCATTAATATCGGTCGTCCAATTATCTTTTCCTAGTGATTTTCTATTTCCACCGTTTATAGGCTCACCATTAATTACTTTAACACGTGGTTTTTGTAAAAAGTCATCAGTCGTTTCACTCCAAATTTGTTTTAATTCTTTTTGTAATCGATTTGGCCTCCAATCTGTATCAGCGTTAGTTATTTCTGGATCTGCTGTACATGGAGCAAAAACAGAACCTACATGCATATCTGAATAAAATACTGCAGATTTCGATGAATTAGCCATCTAAGATATTACAGAATCTTATCGATTATTTGTGTTATTGTAATGGTTTTAGTTGAGTTAAGGTAAAATAAAAAATTATGTTGATTCTTTTGCTTGGGCTTTCCTGAAATAAAACACATAGATCAATGTAATTGTGTTTATTAACCCTCCTAGAATCAACAATAGAATAGGATTATCTTTTATTGCGGGATCTGTAACTACTTGATACACTACATAACCAAAGATCCCAGTCATAATTAACGCAAGAATTATCCTCGCTTTTATTTTTTCTAAAATCCTTTCTCCTAATGAATTTGGTTGATTTGTTGACATTATATTTCACAAAATAATTGATATCTAAAAGTGTTGTGGTTAATCTAATTCATCATGAAATGGAATTAAATAACTTAGGAATCGGGTATAACCACATTTTGAATTTGTACATTTATTGCTTTTGCCCTTCGCCATATTTCTTTACCTCGTAACTGATTGATAGACCTGATAAAATTCCTGCGGTTAATGCTGCACCATATACTACCTGCCAAGGATCAACATCTATAATCAATTCAAACGCCACCAAGGAACCAAAAAATGTGACACCAAAATTACCACAGGTTCTTGCAAATATTCTCACTAAGCGATTCATGATAGGATAATAAAAAAAGAAAGTTTAGAGTCATTTTCGACTCTTTGAGGTATTTCTACCTATTTTTTCTGGACTTTTAGCGACCTTAGTTTCAATTTTCTGTGGTTCAACTTTTCCGATAACATCATACGTTGGATTGATGTTTGCACATGGCCTTCCCCTATAGATTCCGATAGCATGATCAACTTTGTTTTTAGCTTCATCGATTGAATCAGCTTCAGCTTCTCCATGACATCTTTGACATCTTACTTTGACCATCCAAATCACCTAAAATGCCGTTATCTTGAATGCACCGTCTTCGAAAGCTTCTTTCACATCAAATCTGATTAACAAATCAGTTTGATATAGACCACCAACTGTCAAGTCGAAATTCTCAAGTGTTAGATCCTCACGGAGTCCTACTACTTGTGCGACATCACGTTTTGTGATCATTACTGTGTTTTCAGCAATTTGTGGTGTTTCCCAAACGTTCTTCAATCCTAAACTAGCAGCCAAGCCGGAGTTATTCACTACGTCTTTGTTGTCAGTTGGTCCTAAGAGGAATCTAGACAAGAATGGATATGTACCACTTGCACCGGTCGATGTAGCTACTGCAGCAAATGCATCGGCTGGATGAATGAACATAGTGTCTGCTCTATTTCTCTGAGTTCCTGGGAATTTGGATCTTATCACGTTAGATAATGCTTCAAATTCCGCATGGACTGGTGTTGCTAGATCTAATACTGCTTTCGTGGCAGTGTTTGTAGTTGTGTCGGCTACAAGTCTATCAATAAGACGTTTGCCTGCTAAGTAGTAATACAAGTTGCCTGCATTTTTCAATGGTTGTTCTACTGCTAAGAAATTATTGTCTTTGACATCATTTCTGTTTACAGCGATGGTTCCCCTAAATGAGTTCTTGGTTGTTGAACAATCAAGCTCAATGGTTTCCATCTTACCACCGATTTGCACTGTACCACTCTTTGCACCTGCTTCCTTGTATATGTCGATTGAGAAAGCTGTACTAGCTTTGTCACCACCGACAGTATCAGTGTACTGTGTTTTTGGTACATTTACTTTTGGCGTGTCCATTTCAACAATTCTTGAATATTGTTTCCAATCACTCCAAGGTTCTGCACCCTCAATGATTTCGTCAACAATTTTCAGTGTTGATAATGTACCAGGTACGGCAATTGTTTCTCTTAATGGTTTGCCACCAATTTGAGGATTTGTTTTTGCAATCTCACCCATACGGATGTTATAGTGATGAAACCATACTTCCGGTAAGTGTGGATTGATTTTCATGTCCTCCATTGAACCGTCACTTTTTGCAAAGAAAACGTCTAATGGAGTTTCTCGAATTGGCTTCCAAAGATCATATGGTTCTCCAAATCTTTCCATGCGAGCTTCAGCACCAAGTTGTAAAGTTTCCCTTACATGTGCCAACTCCGTCATGTTCAAAAGTTTTGAACGAGACCATTGTGTTTTATCTCTGACAGTCATTTCTAGAATATACCTCTCTTGTCTACGTCAACTACTATGAAGTCACTTGCGTTTGTTGATGCGTCATGTGCTAATGCAAAAATAATATCTGCAGCTATACCTTTTTCGGCATGGCCTGTGGTTGCTGATGCGGTTAAAGGATCACCACGAACTATTGCTGTGCCATCACCCTTAACTCTAGCTTTACATCTACCACGAACACAAATTACTACTGCTTCACCTGCGGCTGCGGCAACTTGTTCAGTTGTCGTAGTTCCGGTGCCATCATCATAAATTCCGTTATTATCGCCATCTACAGCAACACCATAAACTTCCGCACCTTGAGATGTAGTTTCTGCAACTCTTGGTAAAAGTTCACCGGTTCCTGGGGCAGCTAAAACAACGGGAGATCCAATTCTGATTGAAGCATTAGCTATTGCATTAACTGTACGAGCATCTGCGTCTACTGGTCCACTTGCGAGTCCCAAGTGTTTGTCTGTCATTATTAATAATCGATCCTCGTATTATTATATAAGTGTCTTTAAAAAATGAAGTTACTCTGTGGGGGTATAATATGAGCCGTCAGAGATACTGTTATTTAGGGATCTAATATTTGATCTGGTGTCATTCAATTTTAATAAATTGAATTTTATTGGTGGGGGTATTTCAACACCATAAGCTTTTTCAACTTCACGAATTTGGGTTTTTCCGGCAGTTTTTTTGACTGAACCTAATTCATAAGACATTGTACCTTGTTTGGCAGAAATCTCTTTGAATTGCTTGCCCATCGCAATTAACGCCTCATGCTGTTTTTTAATTATACTAATTAATGGACGTGTTTCTTGTTTTACGGTATATTGGATTTGTTTCATCATTTGTGGTGTATTCATTTGTGGCATTGGGGGCATATTAGGTTGCATTTGTGCCATAACTTCCGGACACATACCACCTTGCATTTGCTGAGGCGGTCCACCTGGCATTTGTGGTTGCATTCCAGGTGGCATGTTTTCTCTCATTTGATCTTCACCTGATGCGGTTTGCATAGATTCGATATCAGTGTTTGGTGCGTCTTTACCCTGTTTCTCTAAACCCTCGATGTTTGAAGATTGATGAGAATCAAGTGCTCCGGTTATTTTATCTGTTTCGTGCATGTCATCTGCGTCTGTAGATTTTTTATGTGGATTATCTACGTGCTTTCCATCTACGGCACCATTACCTTCCTGTAATTGCTGAATAGCTGCACTTAACATTCCTTGTCCGTGTTGTTGTTGAACTTTATCTGGATGATTCTTCAAAATAACACCGATTTCAACTAGTTTTTTTATAGCTGGGCCGGCTCTAATTTGATTTAGAATCGCTCCTGCTTCAGTAATACTAGTGCATTCTTGAAGCTGTCTGATGTAATCTGTCATACTATATCGACTAAATAATCGTATTTAGGCGTTTTTATAACCCCTACAGAATTTCTATTTTTGTACTTTTAACACCTGGATTTGCAGGTGGAATCCATTCACCACGCCAATACATTCCTAATGGATTTGTAACTACATAGGTAAATGCAATATTATCAGTTTCCCCAAGAATTACACCATGAGGTACAATAAAACACTCTCCACTATTATCACAGGGTTGTCCATTCAGCATTTCGAATGACTCTGATCGTGGTGGACCTCCATTAATACTAACTCCGCTAATTGTATCATTTTTAATCGCTTCAATGATTTCAGGATCGGGTTCTAGATGTAAGAATTGAACTTGTTGTAATTCCTTGTTATAATCACCATCCATGACTTTACCACCTGTTTCATGCTGAGGATCGTGATTAATGTCAGAGCCTTTCAGTACGCCAGTTCTAGACAATCCATGAAGCTCGTCACCACTTAGCAATCTTCTGAACGGTTCACCTTCACCACGATGATCAGTAATTGCAACTTCACTTGCACGAATCAATAACCATTTACCATTAGCTTCCTGTTTTTTTACGGCCTTAATATGATCTGGTGTTAGCCATGTAAATTCTTTTTTTAATTCTGATATTGTCTCACGTATTTTCAATGATGAATTATCCATGTCTAATTCGAATGTTAGTTTTTTGGTGGAAGCCACTTTTGGTTTAACAGATATAGACATATATGGTTCATCTTCGGGTTTGTTAAAGTTGTAATCTTTTTCTATAACATCGGGTAGAGTAGTATCAATATCAGTATGAATGGCGGGAATATCTAGCTTGAATCTATCCGTTGTTTTTATCATGTCTTTAGGATCTTTTGCCGGCTTTGCTTGTACAATCATGTAAGGTTGTTCACCTGGTTTAGGACGGTTGTATTCTTTTTCGATAGTATCCGGTAAGCTTGTATCAGTATCAGAATGATAAGTTGGAATATTTAGTTTTAATCCCTCTTTTAACAGGTCTTTGTAAATAACATTATGATCACCTTGCAACGCATCAGCTTGTGTATTAACTCCAAAGTCCCAAGGTGTTGTTAAATCGCTCATGAAACCCTCTCTACCATGCATACTTGGTTGTGACTCTGGTTTGTTCGATGTACCTAACCAATTAGTTTGATCTTGATATATGTTTGGTCCTTTCCATCCCATACCGCTAGGACGTGGTGGATAACCAGAATCAAAAATTAATTCCGGATGAATTTTAGGTAACAAGTCAAGTCCGATAACTTGAGGTGGCCATTCATTTAAAATTGGTCCAGGTTCAGAAAATTCTCCAATAACAACACGTGTTGCTTCCATATCTGGAATTCCTTCACCAACTAAAGCTTGATATCTTCTAAGAATATTTTCAACTTCTCTACGTGCAGTTTCTTTCATTAAAGACTCTCTTACCTCTGCAAGTGTTTGAGTATCATTATAATCAATAATTTCATTTATTTTAGAAAATGTGGCACGGGTTCTTCCCTCAACAGAATCAACATTAACCCTGTAATCTATTCCTCCACGAGTAACTATTTCATTATCCTGAAACTGGTTTGCGTTATCACCAAACAGACGAAAAGTGTCTTCTCCTTTTTTTTGTTTAAGTGATATCATTCGATCAGCTTTGCCACGTTCCCTAGACTCCCAAGCTTTTTTTGCACTTGCAGAATCTTCTTTAATTTTCATGATCGAACACCAAGCTGGCTTAGATAGAAATTTTTCGTTTCGGGATCAAGGCTATTCCAAAAACTATTTTCAACATAGCTCTTGTCAGACGAATTAATAATATCATCATGGGTGCTTGGCAATACATCTTGTAATTCATATTGCATTTTATCTATATCGGGATAAGGTGTTGTCTCATGTACTTTTTTGTCACCACCGATTGATACACCTGATAACGATGATGGAATTGCAACAGTTTCCAATCCATAGTGATCTAACACTTGGTTTGTAATCCCGTAAGGATCAGTATCATTTTCGAATTCCTTTAGAATGTTGTAAATTGCATTTTGTGGTGTGGGTTCGTTAATTTCTTTTTGCTTGTCTAATATTTTAGTAAGAATATTTTCAGCTTCATTTAAAACAATATCTAACGGTGATTCCTGTTCATCTAGACTGGTGTGACAAACTGCATATGGATTATCTGCACTTCCCGATGCTTTTACTTTATCAACACATCTATCAAATTTTTCGGGCATCTTAATCCTTATGAATTGTTATCGTGATGTTATCTACCTTAATTATCATATCGTTACCTATTATTTTCCCAATTGGATTAAGAATTTTCACTTGTTGAGGTAATGGCTTAGGTTTGTGTTTCGCACAATATCTAAGATATTTTTCAGGTGCATATGTATTAGTAAAAGTTGTTTGATATCTTTCCGGCACATCTACAAGACATCCACAATCTAGTTTTTGCATCATTTTGTTAAAGCCTCCAATTCTTTCATCATTTTTTCATACATGCGTCCAATGTTAAAGTCCTGTGAAGTGTTACTAGGTTGAGGTTCAAATTTTTCCGGTATTAAACCACTACGAATGTTTTGTGACATGTCATCATAAATAGGATTTGAATTTGGTGGTGTACCCATTACTTGATTATCAAACTGCGGAGTCATCGGTATGTTTCCACCTATATCGAATGTGGGTTGAGGCATTCCAAAGTCTTGAGGCATTACATTATCTGGGTTGTATTGTTGTTCAATTTGGTCGGTCATTTCTTTTGTAAGTCCAAGTCCAGCATCATCATATAGTTTACGCATTTCAATTAGATCATTAACAGCTCCTCTATCAATTGCTGACTCTATTAATTTAATTTGGTGCTCAATTGGTATGTCTTGTTTTTCTACTTGTCCGAAGTTTAATTCAAATTCACAAATATCCCACGGCATAGGAACATAACCACCACCATAATAAGGATCATAAATTGGATTTGATTCATACCAAGGCTTGAATAATTTATCAATTAATTGCCTTGTAACGTGTAACGGGAATGCCGCTAAACCAATTTCACTCAACACTTTCGATGTTTCTGCATTTGCAAACTGGTGTGATGATTCCTGGCCTTGCTTGCCTCTAAAATCATTTAATGCTTTGAATATGGGGCTTTGTGTAACTTCCGTAAATTGTGTAGGATTAAATGCACGAGCTTGTTGTCCAATTTCTATCGGTTTTACTTCAGTTCCGGTAACAATATCCTCACCAACATCCAAATGTGCTAACTGAGCTGTTAACGCAGCTCTTTGTGGTTCATCCGCATCTATGGCGTTATAAATAATATGATTGACATATCTTTTCTCCGTTAGCATCATAGTAAAGTATGTAGATAGTTTTCTGTCAAGCATTGATGGAAGTTTTCTTGTTTCTGAACCACCAGGTACTAACCATTCAAATTCACGTGCTGATAACATGGAAATAGCAAAACCAGTACCAAATGCACTCGCATTAACGGGATTCCAAGTGAAATGAATTATATCTTCTGGATTATGATAACCTTGATACTCTGCACCACGAAATTCATATTTGTATGGAATACGTTGTCTGTCCCACCATATACGAACAGCACTACCAATAGGTATTTGCATCAAGTCATCGAATCTTCTGATGTTTCTAATACCCATACGTGGCTTCCAAAATGAATTACCATACCATAATAATTCTTTAACTAACATTGTGTCAAATGTATCAAAATTAAGATCCTTTGAAAATTGTTCCAAATAATTTATCATAAAATCTTCCTTGCCTTTCCAGTAATGAGCACCACCAGTAATTTGTGACGACAAGCCGTTAATAGCTAGCTGTACATCTTCATCCGTAGATAATGCAATAGCTTGAGTTTTAAAATTAACAAGTGGTTTATCGAAAGTTCTTGATGTATATCCCTCACGTGAATATGCACCAACTGAAGAAATTTCCGGACCCCAGACTGGTTGTGAGAAAGAAGGTACTAATTCTGACATTTCCATTCTACTTGGATTATAATAACTTCTAACTTCGTGAACATTGAGTGACATGCCTGATCTATAGGTTGGTAACGGCTGCTCTCCCGTTTGGACAAATTTTGCTATGCCATTTCTAATTCTGCCTAATGCATTGGCCATAGCTATAATTCGATTTATGAGTTAAATGTGTTTTTCTCGGCTTTTTATAATGATCCCGTCTTAGTAATCGATATTTTAGCAGATGGTATATCTGTACCAACCAACGGACTAAATGCCATTAATTCTAAATTAGTGTTATCTACTATATTTTGGAATCTTATTTTATTATTTCTATCTAACTTTACTTCCATTTGAAATGTTACTGTTCTGGATACGTTTGCAGATGTTCCAACACCAGTAGCAACACTTTGGGTGCTAGAATTCGGTATATCTACAAACCCAGATCCTATGTCTTTTTGTAACCATAAACAGTATGTCATTTCTCCGTTGGCAGTTTTCACTATCTGGACAGTACATAATATCAGATAACTTCCAGTATCTATGACCTGAAATTCTCCATTTCCCAACGAATTAATTTTTTCGTTTTCTAATAATGTATCAAAATCTATAATCTGAGCAGTATCAGCTAACGCAAATGATTGATTTTCTGAATCAATTGCTGAAAGATAAACTGATCTTACTACAAATCCCTGAGCCGGAAATCTTGCCATTTAATCACGCATCCACGTCTTCAATAATGGCACCAAAAATAACATTCGCCCCACCAGCAGTAGGAGTTCTAAAATTAATTAGATCACCGTTTACTGTAAAAACATCAAATTGAAATAATTGATTTGCTCCTATCGCAACGCCTGAATTTAGAGCCGCCCAATTTGAACCGCTATCAAACGTAACTTCTATGACTACAGTGGCATCAAGTGAAAACTGACAAATTAGATCAGCACACTTTCCAGGTGGAATATCAATCGGTATAAAATCATTGGCTGACCACTCAGTATTTTGAGGTTTTAAACCGCTTATTTCTAATCTGTCAAATAAATTACTACCCATAATGATAGTTGGATAGTTTAATAGTTAAGTGTTTCTATCCGGTTCTTGGACCAGAATCAAGTGAACGTCTGTCTAATGTTCTTCCACTTGCAGCCGCATCGGCCACGGTAGTATCCAATGAAAAGCTTGTACTTGTAAAACTAGCTGCCGTAAAAGATCCTTCTAAATGTCCCATTAATAAATCACCATTATTGGAACTGATACCTCATTATCATGTTGGCACCGCATTATCAGGCGTTGCCCCTGATCCTCCATTGAAAAGTCCACCTCGTTCTGATGTTGTGAGTACACGACCCCATATACTGGGATCGTCTAGAGTATAAGACAGCCCACTTGACTCATCAGCATTAGCCGCCAAATTTAGACCACTTGTATGATCAAAATTATCACTATGGCTTGTTTCATCTACTGTACCCTCGCTGACATTATCAATAAACACTTCTAAATTATCTGTAGTTGCATCATCCTTTCGGGTATATGTCATCATCCTAAAGTTGGTATCATCAGTCCAATCTCCCATAATACCACCAGATTTTGCTACACCATTCTGGCGTATTTCAACAGCCATTTGACGAAGTGTTCCACTCTCAGGCATTGATATATTTATACCAGTGTCGCCTGCTCCTGTAAAAGAACTAAATATAAATCCGTTACCTTGATTAATATCTCCACTTTTGAACCAAAAATTAATTGTAGAAAGTAGTGCAGAGCCCGTTAAAAATTTAAATTGTGTTACAGATGTTCCAAGACTCCAACCTTCTGTTGTCCTTACCGCTTTAATCGCATTTCCTATTTTACCCGTTTGAGAATATTCAGGAGTACCAAATTCAACTCCATCAGCAGCAGTTCCAAGACTATCAGTAGAACCGATGGCAGTAGCTTGATTAACTATAGGAGTACCAGTATCCTCACAATCATAATATGCTTTAAGATCAGCAAGAGACATGGTTGGGACAGGGGGGGGAATCGCTCCAACAAACGCAGGATCAAATAAGCTTAATCCACCGTGTAGTATGTGTGACCTGTAATCTTTTTTGACCCAGTTATTTATTTGCCTTAGTATTCCATATCTAGTAGCTACTTGATTTTTCTTAAAGGCATCCACAGAATTAGATACGACAAAATTTCCACGAGATTTTGAAAATATTTTAGCAATCCTTTGATTAATTCCTTCAAAAATTTGTTTTTCTGTCATATAGCTCATTATAGTTTCATAATGAGTTTTTCTAGGAAGTTCTATGATGTCTTTTTGTTTAGTACAATTTTCGTTGATTATTTGATTTCTAATATTATACCAGACAGATAGTGGCGGTTTTACCCTCTGAATTAATTTCTGTTTCATTATGCCTGAACTGCATAGGCAACTCTTATTCCTGCTTCTGCTGCTGTAGTAGACGTTAATGTTAACGTACCAACCTTGCTTGCTGCCTGGTCAGCGGGTTTTGCACCCTGGAATATCCAACCTGCCGGAAATGTCAATGTTCTAAGAGTTCCATCGGTTGTGATAAAAACTGTTTTAGATTTACCGATTGCATAATTTACACCCGTAAAAGTTGTATTCGCTGCTATGGAGATGGTTTGTTGTTGATCCTCATTAAAGTCAATATCCGTACCACTCACAGATTGATCAAGAATTAGGTTTTGAGTATTATCTAAATCATTACCAGCTAGATCAACATTTGCACCGGACATTGTAAGCACTGCAGAAAGTGTTAATGCACCTGAAACTGTCTGTGCTAATCCCAAAGTCATTAAGGTGTCAGTCGCAGTGGTTAGTGGCAAATTCAATATTCTTGCCGCAGCTATTGCTGCTGCCGTAATAGTATAACTGAATGTGGCCGCTGGGTTTTGAATTAATAATTTATCATCCTGGTAAGTCTTAGCACCTGTTATGGTTTGTGCAACGCTTAGATGTTGAGTATCTGCATCTAAAAATGCACTTGCTACTGCCGTACCTTGCCATACACCGGTAGTTATAGTTCCAAGTGTTGTAAGAAGTCCACCACCTGCAGCGTTTGAATGATCATGAGTTGCATTTACAAAACTAGCAATAGTTGGTGTTACAATAGTTGGTGACGTACCAAATACTAATAATCCTGTTCCGGTTTCATTTGAAATAACACCAAGTAATTGTGCGGAAGTGGTAGCTGCAAATTGTGATAATGGGTTTGTTGTTAACGCATCACCTACTCCGGCTGCTACTAATTCAAATTCATCATTGGTTGCATTATAAGATACAACAAAACCATCAGACGGAGTGCCAAATTGTGCAATAGGCATTGCGACAACACCAACTTCTTCACCATCAAAATATTTCATTATTCCATGTGAAAAGTCCGTTACTGTTGTATCTATTGCAAAGTCTCCATCAACTGCCATTGTCGGAGTTGCAGATAATGGAATTCGCATTGTTCCCGCTGTAATTCGAATTGCTCCTGTAACTACATTAGTTGAAGCAAATGTCATAAAACTATCACCAGTTAATGATGTGTTATATTGTGCAACAGAAGATGCAGCTAATGCACTAATATTATCAGCGTTAAGAACGAATGTACCATCAGAGTTTGCAGCGTCAAATTGAGCACTAGTTGATGTGGCCATATTTGAAATATTATTAGAAATATAGAAAAATGTGTCATCGGTTACAGCAGTATTAAATTCTGCTGCCGTGCCAGATATTGTATTGCTGCCAAGTGCCAGAGTTTTATTCGTTATAGTGGCCGCAAAAGCTTCGAATACAAAAATGTCATTGCCAGTAAGAAGTGGAATAGTAATATCACGGTTAGCTACAATTGCACTTGTTCTAACTAAGTAATGAAATGTATTAGCAGGATTACGAAATTGAAACTTATTATCTCTTATACGAAACTGAGAATTAACATCACCGGATAAAACATCAAGAGCCGCAGAGAAATATTTGTCAAAATTATCCCAGTCATCACCGCCAACATGATCAACGTCACCAGCATCTGCATTTACTACTTGTTTAATGAAAACCAACTAAGCACCCTCCGGCATTACATACAATCCTTCGAATCTTTTCAATCTGTCTTTTAGATATTCCCCTGCAATAATTTCCTCTTTATCAAATGTGAAAGTTGCTTGTACTCCCTTATCCATTATATTGATTGACTTTACAATTATATTGAAAGTGCGTCTTCTTTTTGTATCCGTAGCCTTTCCAGTTTTAGCTAGTATCTCGTTCATATGCATAGTTATACTCTCACGAAAATGTACAAAAGTGTTTTGCTAGTATCCATGGGATCTAGCCCAAATTTTAATGATTGGTGTGCCTGCAGAAGCTTTAGCTGTTATACGAACCCACGCCCATTGAACAGTAAAGGATTCATACCAGACTCCCAAAGCTGGTAAAACAAATGATTTTGTATCATCATAATTAGCTGGTGTAACTGTACTAGCCACATTTAAAATATTAAACCAAGAATCGTCTGCATCTGCGGGTGGAGTGATCAAACCATTAGCAGAACCAAAAATTTTAATAGTAATTGTATTAACAGCATCAGTATTATAGAGATTAAACAACGTGTCACGAATTCTTCTGGCATCTGATGTAAATATTGTACTTTCAACGGTTGAAGTAGTAACACCATTATTATCACGCTCAAACTGGTCTAGTGTCTCGACTCCTGGAAATTTCTGGAAATCAGTTAAAAATACCATAATTTAGTTTAATTATTAATTATAATAGAGTTTTCTTCGAATCTTCCGAATTGCTTGAATTTGATGGTTTTTGGATATTTATAGCCAACGCCATGATATTTTTGTTTAATGTAATCTTTCGGATGCAGTTTGTTGGCACATTGATAACATAATTGATGTTTTTGAAAATTCTTTGCAGATGGATTCTTAACTGTCTTTAGACAATTTCTACACCGAGCCATCTATACTCTTATTAGTTAGAACATGATAAAATGTATCGTTTTTATTTTTGTTGACAAATCGATTCAATATCTTGAATATTATTCTCTTCACAGATTATTGCAATTTCTTTTTTTAATATTTCTCTATTCATAATTAACAAAACTCCCTCGGAAGTAAAAGTATCATTATTCATTAATTATTACCCAATAATCTAAATTGTTTTTGTGTGATTTTACAATCATAAAACAATGGAGTACCTTTAGCTAATTTAAATTTCATTATTATTTCCTTATTCTTCCTATTTTATAAGCTGATGGGTCATAGGTCTGATCAGCTACCAGGTTGTAAATAATTGACATTACAGAGTCCGGTGGATGATTAAATTCTTTTTTCGCCTTCTGACGAGGATCATCTTCATCATCTTTCTTTTTAGGATCTAAATCCTTGCGGGTTAGATTACAAAGTTCATTGAGCAGCCAATCAGTCTCATACTCTCTATCTTTGCCCATTGGAATAATAAATTTAGTTAACTTCTTGAAAGGATCAGACTCGGCAGGTGTACTCCATGCAATAAAGTCTACAAAGTTTTGTAGTGTAGTTGTTTTATCAATTCGGAGATGAGCTTTAACGGGACCTTTTTCATCTACCTCGGTTTTGTATTGTAGCTCTGGTTTAGTGGGATCACCATATGTCTGGCATGCCTTGAATTTACTTTTACCAATTCCCGTAATATGATCACCTTTAGTATCGTAACCACCATCTTGAATTAATGGTATTTGTGTTTGGCCGTATCCAATATCTCCAACACCTAAATCAACATTGTATTGATTCTTACCAAACATATCGGCAATGTAATGAGCTTGCATAGCTTGATCTCCTGGATGGATGTCTGAAACTTTTCTTATCGCTGCTAATTGATAACGTCCAGTCTTTTGCCATTTAATAATTATACTCGCAATTGTTTCAGAAGCTTTTGGATGACTGCCGAAATCAACACCACCAAGAACTCTAATCGCTTGTTGATGTTTTGATTTTAATTTTTGCACTTCTATCGGAGATAATAGATATAGTTTGTAATCATAACAAGCTTTAACCATTTCCGGTGTAATTGGTCTTCTTTCCGCTCTGTAAAATCTAGCGAGTGTGTGAGATAAATAGATATTACGAGGATAATGTAACTTTTGATATTCTACCGATAGTTCCGGATGGGTATTATATTTTGTTATCGCATCATGGATGGTTAATGGAATGTGTGGAAATTGTTCTTGAGATAGATGATAGCCTCGATAGTTTTTATTTTCTGGTGCTTGTGCAATCCAATGGCCTTTTAGAATTGTGTCAAGCTCTTCCGGTGTGTTTAGAATGTCACCATTTGTTGCATGTCGTAGCTTGTTACGCCATCCTTGTTCTGGCCAAACTCTTTTTGTTGACGGGTCTGTATAATCCGTTTTATCATCATATTCCCACTCACGCTGATCAGTCTTTTGCCATTGTCTTTCATATTCTGAACCAGCTTCACCACCGATTCCAAACGACCAGCAATCTCCATGTGTTTTAGATAAAGTGTACATCGCAATAGTTTTGTATTGTTGATCCTGAGCTTGATCCTCATCAAAAATCATTACACGATTTGCCTTTCCCTCAAAATAATGGTATTTGTTTTCGTCAGTTCCTAAGTAGATAAATGTACCGTTGAGCAACCTAACTCTTCTGATTGCAGCTCTACCGAAAGGTAAGTATTGTCGCAACAAAGGGTTTGCAAGAAACGTGTCATATCGAAGTCTTTGCTCACTGAAGGTAGAACGGTGTTCCTCGTCATCAGCACAGTAAGAGACTTCGGAGCCTGGATAACTAATCGCATACTTTGCCAACAAGTTTGCACAGTTAGTCGTTTTAAAGGTTTGTCTAGCTAATAGGCCACGAATGTTTGGATGATTGTCTAAAAGAATATCAATCCACATTGGAGCTAAATTAAAGGTTTGAGGAATGGCACCGATGGATGGCCTATATGTTGCAATGAATTCTAATGAGTTTGTGGGACCTATTGGTAGTTTAGTTACGGTTAACTCTGGAAATCCAAATGAATCATCATCACGATCTAAACTATCCATATCGTTTACATCTCTGTTCAACTGTCATCCTTGCCAACCTCTCGCTCTTTTATAACATTCGTCTGAACAGAACAAGTGTCTACCACTTGGAAATCCACACATAAGACATTCTCTGTTAAGTGTCAACGTGTATCACCAAATAATCAAGCCCATAGCCAGCAGTATATTCTAGTTTACAGTCTTTACTAACTGTCATTTCGCTTTCTGTCGTAGTTCTTCAGATTTTTTCTCTTCATTTTTCTTCAAACTAGCTAGATTCTTTTGTGCAACAATAACGGAATTCATATGTTTAATACTGGATAACATCATTGGTATTAATTTTGCCCTCTTAAAAAGTGCATCATTACTAGATTTAAAATCATTATTTCTCATCGCAAGAATAGCATTGCGAGCCAAGTCATGTCTGATTGATCTTATCTCTTCATTGGCCTTTAGAAATGTTGCAACCAAATCAGTGTTGGCCAGAGATTCCGCTCTCTCCATCGCATGATCATCTATCCAATTAGACAAACGATAAAACTGTGATTTTGATAATTCATAATCCTGGGAACCTAGATACGCAATTGACTCGGTCCAGGTTAGATCCGCTCTCCGGCACAATAAAATACAGAGTTCTCTATCGTACCACTCTGGTGAACTTTTTAGAATTAAATTTTTCCTATCCTGTGCCATAAATCGAACCTAATACAGATGTATTATTCCCCTCATTGTATTAGAATTAAGCTAAAATAGAGTATAAAAACAAGTGTGTTGATAAAATTAACTAAATATGGGGCCTAGGTGTGGAAATGAACAATTTTACTATGTCATGTGTGATCTACCTAGGCAAAGCATTAAAGATCAAGAATAGATAGTAATTATGCTATATTAATTTTGTAGTCGTAATTTGCCAACCCCACATAAAATTAGGTGGGCTAAACATTACCGGTGTTTCCATTGTTATTATACTACATTTTGGATTTTTACATTGTTTTTGAGGCATTTGTGTATTAAATGCACTGAATTTGATGAAACATTTTCTATCTATATTAGGATTAAATTCTGTATCTGCAAAAGTCATTGTTGGATAATTAAAGCCGTTGATCATAATTCTATTATTACTTTCTCTGCATTAACTGTAGCGTAATAGTGCTTACATTCTCCGCATATCATTACCTTAAAATTATCATCTACATCTTGATTTCCACAATTAGGACAAGATCTACCGTTTACTTTCATTATTCCTTACCTATCATACTAAGATTTAATAAATTTCCTCTTTTAATGGTGTGAAATCTTCAGGCATTTCTTTATTCCAAAGTTCTAACGCTGATTTACTACTTTTCATGAATTTTTTCATATTTTCAGTTTGTTTTTTTGTTGCTTTATGTTCTTCCATCTATCTTTCACTCCTAAGATTAATTTCTTGATGGCATGAACAAGGACATCCTTTCCAAGTACAGTTCATACAACTATCATTAAATCTCTCTATAGAATATATAACGAATTCTCCATCTTCATCAGGTCGCCATTCCTCATTTACTCTATATCCTGCTTGAATAGATTTAGCGACTGAGGCAGTATCTATAACTATTCCCCCACAATATCTATCATGTCCACAACATGATCCGAGTGTTCTTATTCCTTGACTATGTAATGTTGTTATTAATGGTACGAGACAACAATCTACCTTAACTTGTTTGTATTTAGTGAATGTTTTGTCATTATTATATAATATATAAAATGGTAGTGGTTCTTCTAATCCATCAGGTTGAATACGTTTACACATATATCTTACTCCTAAGATTAATCATCCTCTGCCAATAACGCAAAAAATTTACCATCGCAGTATTTATCAAGAAGTTCCTCTGTTATTCTATCAAGTTTTTTATCCATCTAGTCCTTACTCCTATGTTTTATTCTATCTAGGATTTTTTGTGTATGCCAATCTGCATATTTTTTAATCCTATGATTCATACCACAAATACAAGGATATCTCATTTACTTCTTACTCCTATGTTTTAAGTTAGTCATGTATTTTTCTCCAACATATTCTACAATAAGTTGTATCCTTATGAGTAATTGTGGTATAATGTTTACATTCATTATCTAAGTTAGTCAATCAAAAACACTCCAAGATTTGTAAAGTAAACCACAAGCAGTACAAAAAATAGCGTTAGATATAGTTAACCAACTATGAATAACACACTTACATTCATTATTTACTGTCGTCATTCTTTATTACCCATATCTCTTATACATTTCAGTATTCTATATTGAGTGAGTGTAATCTCTCCATGTCCTTTACATTGAGTATATTGTATATAATCCCATATTTTTTTTAGTTTTGTTATCATTCTATTTCTTCCTTATTACCTCAAAATCTTTTGGTGGTTTCTGATTCCAGTCTATTTTATTCTGTTTAACTACGGTTCTTAGAATTATATTATAGAGGAATTTTTCATCTGATCTTAATAGTCTCATTTTAACAAACCCGTAAATTTTTTTAGAAATTCTTCTGGATTTAGATAACCTTGATAGTGTGGTGTACGTATTTCAACTTTATAAGCTACGCCCTTTTTGTCTATCCAAATTCTAAATATGTAATCATCACCGTGTTTTAATAGAGTAATGAAAGCTTTCCCGTAATAATCAGGATCTTTATCTTTTTCTTCAGACATTAATTAATCACCAAAATTACTAACGAAACTCCCAAGGCAAATATAGGAAAACCCCAACGAATACATTCTTTGTAATCTGTCAACTAGAAATATACTCCTTTAAGGCTTTTTGATATTCATCATAAACTTTATCTAATTTTAATTTTAAAGCATGATATTGCTTAGTTTTCCTATCTAGTTTACTCTTTTTGTAATTTATCATTCTATTACATCATGTCCAGGTCTATATCCATTATTATGTACTAATTGATAATGATTAATCTCTTGGCCACAACCGCACTTACAGGTCATTTTACCCATTATTCTAACTCCAAGTTAATCACACCTTTAGTTTGCTTCACAATTATAGTATTACGCTTTTTACAATGTTTACATTTTACATGTCGTTTTTCTCTTCTTTGAATTGTTCTAGTTTCTATAAAGCTCATTTTACCCACCTTTACAGCCCTCTCCTATGTGATCTGTAACCTTTAACGGAATTAAAGGACCAGCTTGTAACCCACATTTAGAACATTTTCCATTTGCTACGTAAAACTCTTTTGAATGTAAATTACCCAACTTTTTTCTCCAATAAGTTAGTATATAATTATCACTATTTAAATATTAGATAATATTAGTTTACGCATGAAGGTAAATCATGGTATTAATAAAAAACCCAAATAACATCGGCTATGTAGCGTTACAACCTGATCCTCATTGGGAACCTATCAAATCCGCTTTCGATATAGAATATTACAAGTTTAATTATCTTCGAGGATTGAAACCCCTACAAGAAGAGAGAAAACTAATTTTTGTTGTATCCACTACGAAAGAAATAGAAGAGAAATATAAAATTAAGCCTATTCCGTTAGATAAATATGAGCATCCGGAAACTAATGCTGTCTATGTGTTTGGTCCAGACAAATATGCAGAGTTTGTAAAAGATATTAAAATGGTACATTTAGAGGGCGACTATATCACAATACCTATAGATAATAAAGAGATGCCGTTGTTTAGCTATCAAGCAGTATGTATAATAATTTGGGACAGAAGGATGCGAGGATTTGAATGAATATAACGGGAGAAAGAATTGATTAACGAGAAACAACTTGAATATAAAGACAATGGGATTGTGGTTATTCAAAAGAAAAGCCTAACCTGGAGACAGATAACAAATTATAAAAATCAACTTAGCGGTAAAATTGCTAATTATTATAATCAAGTTCAAGAGTGTGAAGATAAAATTAACTCATTTAAACAAAAAATCGAATCGTTAGAATTAGAATTAAAAAAGTTAAATTCAAAAGAAGTTGAATCCATTATATGGCAACAAAGAGAAGATGAAAAAATAGCACACAAACGAGCATTAGATTTACTCCGTGAACATATTGGAATTGAAGCTTATACAGAACTTATGGAAAAACATAGGATTTTTTGGAAAACTAATAACGGTATGAGGTATAAAATGACTGATGTAGGTCAAGTTTACCGACATGAAAATAAAAAATGGTATAAACTTTGTATTATTCGTCCTAAATCATTACCATTACCTGACACCATTCTAGCTATTCTAACATCTGTAAAAAATAATCCTAGAAAATTTCCAAATGTTAGGAGAAGGAGGTGATTTTATGGTTAAGGTAAAACAAATGAGTAAAAAAGGTGATGAACGAGAAGATATGCCAAAACAACAATTACTAACTCTATTAGAAAAACTCGGTAAAAATAAACACTTCTTAGTAAATGCTGAAACAAACACAATCATTAAAGATCATTCTGAGATTACAGAAGATATGGCAATAACAATCATGCCAGTTGTATCAGGAGGAAATATGTAAATGACTAAAACACAGATAAACAAGAAATGGTTAGTACAATACGTGATGTCTGAAAAACACGTGAGTAACTTTGACTATTGGAGCTTTTGGTTCATACATGACATCAAGGCAAAGATGTGGAAGAAATATGGTGTCGTTGGTTTTCTATGGATAGAGATCAAACAACTTCTTGCGTGTATTGGATTAGTGCCTAAAATATAATGCTGCCAGTTAGTGAGGCATACAAGCGTAAAGGTAGAAGAGAATCTAGACTGCCTGACTTTAGAAAAAAACCTGACTATGGAACAAAAACAAAGCTTCCGACTGAATTAAAAACTAAGAAGGTTTGTTTCATATGTGGTAGAAAAGCCGTAACAACTTTTAAGGAAGATTTTAGATGTGAGACACACCAGGCTTATGAGTGAAATTGAAGACAATGAAATAATTGAGGTTGCAATAGACGATGTAAAGCTAGATCCTGACAATCCTAACAAGATGACTCAACGTGAAGAGGACGGCCTTGAAGCTTCTATGAAAGGTAAATCTGGTTATGCGAATTTAATAGCTGTTGATGCTAACATGATTATTGTAAATGGAGAGCATCGATACAACAAACTAAAAGCTAGTGGCCGTACAAAAATCAAAGTCATTAAACTAAATAAAATTAAAACCGCTACTGAAAGAAAATTTGAAAGACAAATTCAGAATAAGCTACATGGTAGATTCGATAAAAAGATGGAGCTTGAAGAATATAAGGAATTTTTAGAAAAGAAGCTTTTACCGGACTTGGCACACAAATTAGGTAGTAATGAGGACGAATTCATTGCATAACTTGAAGCTGCATTCGGTGTAGCTAAGAATCTGGACCAAGTACCTGAGAAGGTTAACACTCGTACTAAATTTGGTGACATATGGGAGCTGGGAGAGCATAGAGTAGTAGTCGGTGATGTGTTCAAAGAAGAATCAATGGAAAAGCTTATCGGTACAGGCAAACAACCTAGATTGATTTTAACTGATCCTCCATACGACATGAAAGAATATGATTATTTCAAGCCGTTTTTTGAAGCTCAACAAAACATAGAGGTTTTAATCATGATGGATGATCACGGTAGTAAGGAATTATGCCTAAGATATCATAAATATTTTGTGGGTAATTTTGTACTTGTATTTAATGCTCCCAGTAAATTCCCTAATCAACCAATGAATTCACATAGATTGATATGCCATTATCGTAAAGGCAGAACCAACTTTCAAAACCTACATGATGCATTCGGTACTGTACATAATATGGTACTGGCCAAGACGGGACTAATAAAACAAGAGAAACCGATAGAACTGCCGAAGAGATTCATTATACACTATACAAGACTTGGTGAAATAGTACTGGATTTGTTTGGTGGATCTGGCAGTACACTAATTGCATGTGAATCTGCAGGACGTGTATGTTATACTATGGAGATTGACCCTAAACATGTTGACTATATTATACAAAGATGGGAAGATTTGACTCATAAAGAAGCAATTAAGGTTTAGTAGCCTCTGTTTCTCTCTTTAAGTTCTTTATCTCTTTGTGCGTCTGTTTGTTTTTGAAATCGCATTGTATGTGAATTCACAATGGCGGTTAGATCAGTAAGCTTATCCATTAACTCATTGACAGTAGTAACGAGTTTTACTACTTCTGGATCTTGGCTGAAAGAGTAAACGTGTTGCATTATCTCTCCATTTTTATTTGTTCCCTATTCATGTTAGTCCTTCTGCTTCTCCGATAGAACAAAAATCATCATGGTCGCCTGCTACTCCTCCGCACTCACTACACACCTGGTTAACTGACAATAAGATTGTTATTACAACACAAGAATAAAAAGCTAGGGTTAGTCTCTACAAACTATGGTTATTGTAATATTCAAAAGCTCCTTTCAAATATACTTGGAATACTATTATAATTTGTTTTTTTCCATATTCCTTATCTTGAAACTTTGATAGTTGTGTATTTTGTTCTAGTCTACCGATTGCTTCAATGGCTTTAGCTGTGCAGATCTCAAACATTTTGTCAACTCCCCTAGCTAAACGGTCCAATTCTGGGTCAACATCGGGTGTATTACTAGATTTATTTATTTTTTCTGATTCAAATACACCTAGTTTTTGAGTTGATTTATTATTTTTACAATTTTCATCAATACACCAATGCTCATTTACTTTTACGATAGTAGCATCTTTTTTAATTATTCTATCACAAATAGGACATGGGTGATCTTTAAATTTAGATTTCATTTTCATCACATACTATACAAAGTCTTTTTTTAAAATCTCCATAAACAATAATCTCTTTACCGCAATTAGCACAAAGCTCACTAGTCATATCCACTCATACCTTAAACAATTAGTACAAACAACTTTTGCCAACGGTCCATCAATTCCATCTTTAACCTCATCTATACAAAGATCATTACTACCACAATTAGAACATTTAAATGAATCACTCAGTTTTTAATCACCGGAATAAATTTTGTTTGTGGACATAGCCAATTGCCAAGCTTACGCTTTTTATTTTTATTGTTAAAGTAATCCCTAACAGACTGAGATCCCCTAGAAACAGCTTTGTCTAGTGCATTGAATGTAGAATTATAAAAGCTCATTCTGACTTGCTCCGATGTTCTTCTTGTTTCGTTTGTAATAAGCTCAAACTCTTTTTCATTACTTTGATCTTTTTTTTTGAATTCTTTATTACTTTTTTCCTAACTTTTACAAGCTGTTCTTTATAATCTTCATTTTTATCTTTTAGTAATTGTAAATCTTGAATTGTTGGTTTGCCATATCTTCCAGGATTTAATGCTCTTCTTGTTGCCCACGCTAACAAAGCAGCTTCAGTGGTCAATTTTTAACTGATCCTCCAATTCTGCAATTTTTTTTCTTAATTGCATATTTTCTCTCGCAAATTCTAAAGTTTCATTTTCACAGTCTGTAATACGGCTTTCAAACTTTGTTAATTTATTAAGAAAATTATTAAGTTTAGCTTCATCTTCAGCATTCATAGTGATTTAATAAACTCCTTAAGATCTTTTACAACGTCATTCAATACAGATAAATCAATTTTAGGATCTTGATGACTAGTCGCAATTGCTACTGCAACAATTTGGTATAAATTAGATTTTTCTGGGTCATTATGATAGCTACGATTCATAAATACAGCCGCCATTTAATTTTCAACGCTCCTTAGAATATCATTACTGACAATTTCAATATAACCATCTAATTTTTCAGAATCAATTTTTTGCAAAAATGTATCTGAATTATATCTTAATGATTGAAGTAAATCAAGCTGTTTCTTTTTTGGAAAGTGGTCACCTTGTTTTAAAACATTAATTTTATACATGATAACATTTTGGCCAATCTCATATTTTCCATATGTTTGCAAATATTCACATTGATTTGCAATAATCAACCTTTCCCAAAACCATCTATAATTATCTAATCTGATTTCTAAATCATCCCTACTTTCATGTTTGTGTAAAGCTTCTTGTTTCGCTACTTGTTGATCTTCATAACTATCAATGTAATCATGAAAATCTCTATAAAATGAGCTTGCAAGACTTGAAATTGTACCTTCAGTATATTTTATTGTGCTCAATGTTTACCCTCAAAAAAACAAAAATCTTGTTTGCTTAACCATGCATTTTTATCTCTAGGGTTTTTCATATCTTCAACTGTAAATGGTGCATATACTTTGTGGCATGTTGTACATCTCATAATTTTAAAATCTCCTCTTTTGCAAAATCTAAATTCCATTGATTAATGAAGCTTTGCCATGCCATATTTCTGGGGCTCCATCTAAAGCCATGATGTTTTAATTTTGTTCTTGTCTCTTCATCTGGTTTACCTGGGAAAAATAACATGATTCTATTTTCATCTTTATCAACTTCTAAAGTGATATTGTTATTTTCAAATTTTTGTTCCTTAACTGCATTTAATTTTTCAATAGATTCAATTCTTTTTTTACACCTTCTAATTTCTGCAGATAAACTAGTTAAATGCAAAGATCTCATATCTTCTTTAGAAAAACTGTAATCTCTTTCAATTTTCTTAAGCTTTTTTGTTTCAGCTCTTTCAATCTCTAAAGCTCTAATTTTTCCATTTAATTTTTGTATTGCTTCTGGATCATCTTGTGATATATTATAATTTAGGTCCATAGTTTTGACTTTACTTTCATAATATTTAGCTTTGCTGCTTGTTTCAAAAGATTTTCTATATTTGTTATCAATTTTATTTCTGTAATTTCTATCTCTTTTTTCTGAATGATGGCCCACCAAAATTGGTTGACCAAATGGGATCACACTTGCCATTTTTTTAGCTTGGTTAAATTCTGACTCAGCTTGATTTTTATTTTTTTCTGCAAGCTCTTGATACCTTTCTTTTTTCTCTTCTTGTCGCTCTGCATAGTCTGCTTTGGGCATTAATTACTCACCACATTAAGAGTTAATTCAAAATTAGACACTTGCATTCCTTCATTTTTTGCAATATATTCAATTTCCTGAGCTTCAGATTTTGACACAAAGCTAACAAATTTATTATTTTTAAAGTAGTGAATGAAGCTCAAGATCTGGGCCCCATTATGAATAAATTTAATGCTGCTAGATGTGAGCACCATTTTCTATGAATAAAAGATTTACATTCACACTCAAATTTTTGAGTAGATAGATCAGATCTGGTTAAATTGTAGACTTGATTTTTATTACTTTGTGATTTAATTTGATAGTGATCTTTATTGACTTTTTTAATATTTTCTTGAAATACTATCCTATTTGCTAAAGCCAATTGATAGTTTGTTGATTTCTTCATACATAGTATAACATACACTAATATTAATACATATTGCATAATATGGTCTAATATCACCCTAAACCTTATATAATATTAAAAAATATGTGTTTTAGGTGTGAATTTTAGGTCAAAAAACTGTTGAAAGGCACAGAATTGCTGTGAGAAAATCTAGATTGAAATATAGACTTAATGATCTTAAAAGGAAAAAAAAGAGAATTAATTTTAAAGGTAAATTAATAGGATTGGAAAAAGAGCCTAGAATTGGTATTTGTTCCAAATGTGGTAAATCTGTAAAAAAAGGAGAGATAAAAAGAACTAATTTACACCATTTAAAATATGATCCTAAAAATCCATTAAATCATACAATAGAATTATGTGTTGGATGCCATAATAAAATTCATCCAGAAAAATATGTAAATAGAACTTTGAAAATAAGGAAGAAAAATCAACATGGGTGAAAAAACCTCAATTGAGTGGGCCGATTCAACACTTAACACAGCTTGGGGCTGCACAAAAGTAAGTGCTGGGTGTGAAAATTGCTACATGTTCAGATTATCAAAGATTTTTGGTAAAAATGCTGAAAACCCAAAACCTAGGGAAATGAAGAATATTTTAAGAGACTTGAAGAAATTCAGAGATCAAAAGAGAATTATATTTTTAAATTCCATGACAGACACCTTTCATGAGAATTTTTCAAATGAATTAATTAATGAATGGTTTGATCTGTTTGAAGCTCAAGAGCATGAATTTATAATTTTGACTAAGAGAATTAACAGAGCCTACAATTATTTTAAAACCAGGGAAGTACCAAAAAATTGTTGGATAGGAACAAGTATTGAGAACAAAGCTTGTTTACATAGACTAACTAAACTTAAAATGATTGATGCACCCATACTTTTTGTTAGCTTTGAACCTTTGCTTGAGGGACTGGGAAAGATTGATCTTGAGGGTATCTCATGGGTCATTGTCGGTGGAGAATCTGATTACCGTAATCCGAGACCTTTCAGTGTTGAGTGGGCGAGGGAAATTAGAGATCAATGCCGAGAATCTAGCATCCCTTTTTTCTACAAACAGTCAGGCGGTACTAGAAAAATTAAAGGAACATGGGGTAGTAATGAAATTGATGGCCAAAAACATCTAGAAATGCCGATATTATTAGCAACAAAACAAAGTACGTTGTGATGGGAATGATGAAAAATTTTAGCTTACTTGATGCTAAATCCTGTAGTCTCTGACCCTCACATATTAATTATAAGGTTAGGGCGAATATAAACGGCAAGTGTGCCTTTTGGGATATTTTGTTGTGCACCATGACAATCCTCACATAACTCGATTGTATCTTTTAACATATCATCATCATGATATACAATATGATGGATTTGTGTATGGTTAACACTATTACAAAATGATATTTGGCAAACTCCTTTTTTGATAGGTTTGTCCATTTTGATCATTTTTCCTTTATACTCAAATTGACTTAGATTATAATTATGATATTTTCTATAGTGTTTTTGATGTTTTGATATATTTTCGAACCTTTGGCCACATTTATGACAAAGATATGGTAAATTCCAATATATCTCAGGAACAGATTTCATAATTATCTTAATAAATATTTAGTATATAAAAAAGACTTGTATTTCCACTCTTGAACAAACTCACACGCTAGTATTTCCACTGTTTCATTTATTAAAAAATTTTTTAAGAGAGTATATATAATAAATATTGAAATACCTTTTGGATGAGTCGGTATTTTGGGATTAGTTATCCCTCTTCATGACTATGATTCCAAAAAGATTTTGATATGAAATGATGGCGTGTGTGTTTTTATTCCTAAATTAAACAAATTTTGTCTACTTTGTCTACTTTACATGCCTAGAAGGGAAATATGGTTATTCTGTGATATGGTTCACTTGGAGAAAATTCAATGCCCTTACTGTGATCCATATACTACAAATCATGATTATCACTGTCATCAATGTAATCAAGGATTTGAATCGATGTCTGAGGTAGTAATTCATAGTAGATGGTATGGAGACTGCCGATTATCAATATCTTTTAATATTACTTAATATAGTAGGTACTTGTGAAGAAAAAAGCTCCTAAGAAAACTAAATCTGAGATGTCAGAAATTGCTCAAAAAGCTGTACAATCTCGTAGACAAAATCATCCTGAATGGGGCCAAAAAGGTCGTGATAAAAAGAAATTACAAGAGGTTAAAGTCTAATGCCATTTTTTTCAATAGATAAAGATGATGAGAAAATCTATGAGAAATTTGTAGAGTATTGTGATAGCAGCGGTTACAAAATAGGCAAATCAATTATTATTTTAATCCAGGATGAATTAAAAAAAGTAGGTGTGATTAAGAAATAAAAAAGAATTCAAGGAGGTGGCTATAAAACATGGTTAATTTTATAAAAGAGAGCTTACCACAAAAGATTTACCAAAATGCAGATAAACCGACAGACATGAAAACATTTTACAAAATATGTAAACCTGCACCAGAATCTTCAGTAAGACGTGCAACATACTATCTACGAGATAATGGTTTGTTGATTAGATTAGAGAATGGTAAGTGGGAGAATATACCTTATGACTAGTGATGCAAAAGCAGAAGTCTCGTTAATAAGAGATTTAAAAGAGGATAGTTATTTTAGAGTAATTTTAAAACTCGGCACTCATGTTTTACATTCTGAAAAATTGAATTTAGAAACTGCATTTAGTTTTGCATGTAAAATTAAAGAGCATAACTTAATCCTAAAGGATTTTTGGATGAATTAAAATGACTAGTATCACATTTGAAGGTCAGCTAATTGAGTACAATCACAATTCAAAGGTAGCTAGAACTACAATTCATGAACCATTTTATTCAGCCGGTAAAAAATTAGGTTGGAAAAATAAATCTCCTGGAATTGGACTAAATCAAACACTGATAAAATTTGTTCTTAAAACCCATTGTAGGCTTGTAGTATTTGTATTGTCTGCCGATAGAAACTACTGGATCACATCTGAGAAACTAAGAGATTTTATGCAGAGAAATAACTGTGATTGGAAAGTAGCCGGTAACACTTGGTTAAAGGTGTTTGATTGGAAACTTTTCACATATAAACCGGAACAACACAGACAAGAGGTTTTGTTGATATGAACATTAACATAATGAGGGATATGTAAGAATTGTTTAAGAAAAAATGTAAATTAGAATTTGACGATGAAAAGGATATTCCTGTTTGTAAACGACAAGCAAGTGGAATGATAGGCTTTGCAGAGATAATTATGAAAGATGCTTTAAATCTTAATGGTAAGCCTTTTGATGTAGTCGAAGGAGATAATCCATATTATAGAATTTGGTTCGACGCTAAACAAATTAAAGAATTTATGGAAAGGAGATTAATCGCTTGTTACTAGTTCTTACAGTTCGAGGTAGATGTTAAAATGAAAGATAAAAGAAAGGTTTTGTCATTACAACAAATTAACGAAGGAATTAATTTCTGTAGATGGTGTTATAAAGAAGTTGCATTATTGTTGCATTTTTGTGATGATAAATGTTTTGGAAAATATATTGTAGATTTAACATCTAAGGAGAAATGTTAAATGGACCCAGAAGCTAGAATATATCAACAAACAATAATTAAATTACTTTACGCTAATTTGATAATTAACCAAAGTCAATATTTAAGAACTCCTACAAGTGAAGATGAGAATGATCTTATTGCAAAACTTAGATTTGAGGTAGAAAAGGAATGCGAATTTATCTTCCGAGAGGCAAAAAAAGCTTCATCCACAAAGCCCGTAAAGAAAGGAACGACCCAGTTGACACACCGGAAATCTGGAAGTTAATCAGAATACTTCGAGATTATTTTGGTCTGGTTGGTCTTACTGGTGAGGTCTTCAAGACATTGGAAGGGTTGGTATATCCTGACGTGTACAACAAATCACATCAAATTGCGTTTGAGTTAGATGGTGAGTATCACGGATATGGTGATGATATCAGTACGTCTGACGGAACCTGGAAGAGAAATTCAAGATACAAGTCTGCTAATATAAAATTAATCATAATAAATAAAGCTGCAACTCATTATAGTGACAAGGCAATCATTGAAGTATTAGAAACACATGGATTAGTTAGAATTAGAGATGCTGAAGAATAGAACAATATATCAAGGCGATGTAATTGAAAAGCTAAGAGAATTACCGAATGAATGTGTAGATGTAGAAATAACAAGTCCGCCCTATTGGGGTTTACGAGATTACGGTGTATCAGGTCAATGGGGATTAGAACAAGATTTTCATAATTACCTAGATAAAATGCGTTTGTTTATGGATGAAATGAAACGTGTATTAAAAAAAACAGGTACGTGTTGGATTAACTTGGGTGATACTTATTCCGGAGGGAATGCTCATAGTGATTGGTCAGGTTCAGATAAAAACTTTGATCAGAAACGTCAGGCTGGTGGTAAATTTAATTCTATAAAGAAAACACAGATTCAAGCTAAATCTAGATATGGAATACCAGAAAGATTTTATGCTAACTGTATTGATGATGGTTGGATAGCTCGTAATCACATTCCTTGGGTAAAAGAAAATTCAATGCCGTCTAGTGTTAAAGATAGATTTACTAACAAATGGGAATCTGTTTTCTTTTTTGCAAAAGAACAAAAATATTATTTTAATTTAAATGCAGTACGAGTGAAACCCAAAGGAGGTTACAAACCATTTAATCGCAGAGTACGAGATGCTAAAATACTAAAACAATTAGGATTAGACGGTGCTATCATAATGGCCAAATCTAATGATAGGGAGATGGCTAGAACAGATAAGTATGGAGCACCATGGAAAGCAAAAACAAACACTTACAAAGAATATCAAAAAGTTTTTGGTGAGACGAGAGGTAATACAGGTCTTGAGCGTAAACAAGATAATACATTAGGTGCAAACGGTAAACCTAAAGCTAACTACACAGGATTTAATAATAGATGGAAGAAACATTATGATTCGAATGGTAATTGTTTGGGATGTGGTAGACCTTGGCGACAACATACTGTTTCTGAAAGGGCAAAAGGTTCAATGAGTGAGGTAATAAAAAGAACTGAAAGCATATGTTGGTGTAATTCCAGAGGTAAGAATCCAGGCGATGTCTTTGAAATAAATCCTAAACCTTTTCCGGAAGCACATTTCGCAACATTTCCTATAGACTTGCCGTTAAAGATACTAAAATGTGCATGTCCACCTGGGGGTTTTGTACTAGATCCCTTCTTTGGTGCAGGTACCGTAGGGCTTGCGGCAGAAAAACTTGGATTAAATTGGATAGGAATAGAATTACATGAAAAATATATTGAGATAGCGAAAAAAAGATTATCTAAATATGAGAGTGAAAAATTACTTTAATTGAGTAATTAACTGTGCATTATAGTCTTCTATAATATTATGAATTTGGCCATTTAGATTAACGGAAATGTTTTCGGTTGCGGAGTTTAGCAATTCCATAAATCTTTTCAAGTCTTCCTTGTCGACTGACCATTCAGCCTTATCTTTATGTAGAATATTATTCATCTTAGTTATATAAGAAAAGATTTTTGCAGCATCCTCATTAGTTTTTGCCCTTATACCTTGTGATAATATCTGTATCAATCCATCTCCTAAAGTCATATTTGGACACTGTTGGAGTAATGCATCGGGAGAAAGATCCTTTATTTGATCATTAAATTCCATGTCTGTCAATTTTTTAAATTTGTCGCTGTTTCTCAGCTTTTGCGGTTGTTTCATTATCTCGCCTTCGAGACCTTTTAATGGATCTTTTAATTTGATCTTAATTGTTGGCTCATCAGACATTATATCTCAATAAATTATCTAATATTAAAAGATATTGTTAACTCGCTGCCGTGAATCCTGTAGATGCTAACATTGCATTAATTGCAATAATTGCGGTTCTTGCTTGTGAATCAACGGTTGCTCCGCCTGTTGGATCTGCTATATGAGATGGTTGTGTTACACCTGGAGTATTCCAAAATCCTATCTTATCAGTGGTGGCATTTCCAATATCTATATTTAAGCTGTTTATACTAATAGTGTTTGAGTCAACTGTGAGCGTAGTTCCTGCTGGGATAACAATTCCAGTACCAGTTCTTTTTATTGTCAATATTAGATTGGCATAAGTATTATCAAAAAATTCGAATTTATCAGTAACACCAGTATTAAATTGTACATCCCCACTAGATTGAATATGTTTTATTACGGAAGCTCCATTCATCCAAAGTTCTGAGTTCCCTCCAGCTAATTCTGCAATATTAAAAATAGGCCCGCTCCAAACAAGCTGATCAGAGCTATCAGTATTCAAAAATAAGTCAACAGTGCCTGCATTATTTAACCATGATATTTTTGCTGCCTGTGGAAATCTAATTGCTCCTGCGACAGCCACACTAACAGTGCTGCTAACATTATCAATATTTTTTCCATTCATGTCTAAATCTTGTGTAGCTGTATGATTACCTAAATCATCACCAGAACCACCAGCTAATGACATATCTCTTTCCGTGCCTGCGGAGTTTTTATAGAAATATTCTGTAATTCCGGCCTTATCTTTTGCATATACTCGTAATGTATTAGCATCTGGTGCTGTTGGGATAGTTATTTCTTCAACCTGCATGAAAGTTGAAATATTTCCTAAAACAGCTATGTTATCAGCATTAGAATCTCCAAGAGTTACGTCAGCATTGAGGTTGATTAGATTTGTAAAAATGTTGACTCCTGTCCAAGTATTTGCCCCTCCTAATGATGGCAACGCTGAAAAATTTATTAGAGTACCGCCTGAAAATACTTTAACATCAGTTCCATTCATTCTCATATTTCCATTTACTGCAGGATCAACCGCTGAATTTTGGAATTGAATATGTGAATCCACTTCAACGATAGGAAAGTCTAACTTTCCCAATCCTCCAGATTCAAGGATAAATCCTCGCTGTACTCCGTTGAACCAAAATGTATAGGTGTTACTGGTTAGATTAACATTAAAGTCCATATTTCCGCCTGCATCTGAGGAAATTCTTGATCCAGTTGAAGCACTAGGGTCTGCTGAACCGTCAGCAAATCTAACTTTCCCAATCCATAGATCATCAAACGCAAAACTTGTACTTCCTAAATCCACAGCTCCCGCAGCATTAGGGAGCAAGGCATTATTGAATTCAAAAAAATCAGCTCCAGCATTTGTAAATACTAATTTACCGCTCAGGGGTTGAATAATATGTCCGAAGGTCCAAATAATTCCGCCTAATGCATCGGCATTGTTGTTATTAAAATCTAAATCCCCATCTGTATCAACACCAATTCCTTCAACACCATTTACTTCAAATGCAATTCTTCTTGTACTTGGAACATTTATTTTTAATTCATTACTACCGGTTTCAACGTAAATTCCGAATTCTGTAGAGATAGTGGTTGCTACATTAGGAAATTTAATACGTTCAATAAAGAAATCTTGAAATGCTAACGCAGTTGTTCCAAGGTCAACTGTACCATCTGCATTTGGTTGGATTAATGCATTAAATTCAAAGAAATCTCCTGAAGGTGCAATAAACTGTAATCTATCTGAGAGTGCAGATATTGAATGACTAAATCCACCAAACAATGTAAAGAATATACCAGCAACAGCATCTGCACTGTTATTGTTAAAATTCAAATCACCATCAGCTTCTACAGCTATTTGTTCAACAGCGTTAACTTCGAATACTGTCCTGCGGGTAGATGGTACGTTGATTTTCAAATCATTGCTGCCTGTTTCTACATAAATACCGTATTCCGTGGAAATTGTAGTCGATACGTTTGGAAACTTAATCCTGTCAATAAACAAGTCATGAAATGCTAATGTTGTTGAACCGATGTCAAGTGTTCCGTCAGCATCAGGAAGTATGTCTTGTGTTGCAATATGATTACCTAAATTATCTCCTACCCCAGACGTTCCACCAATATTTGTCCATTGGTTTGAAACAGCATCAAAAATAAGCCATACGTCAGATTGAGGTGTCATAACAATATCAAGAGCTGTAGAAGTACGGATGTTTGCACCACCCACGGCAGGATCTAAATGTTTTATTGTAAGATTTTCACCGAGTAGGGATTGTACAATTAAAAGTTGGCCAGCAAAAGTAGCGTTATCAATTCTAGAAAGATCATCATTGGGAGGAGTTTGTAATGCTACTATAAGACGAGATGAATAATTAGTAGTTAACGCACCAATATCTATTATACCTGCTGCTATAGTAACCGCAGCAGGGAAAAATGCTATTGGGCCAATCATAGTTCCACCGGCAGTTCTTAGAAAACCTTCATCAACTGATGTATCACCAGCAACACTGCCAGAACCACCAACAGATCCAGTTTGTTGTGGGAGAAACCTCATTCTATTTAGACCGTGAAGTTGTTTAACATAATGGATTTGTTGTAACAGCCTATCACTTTTTGTTGGAGCTAGTCTTGCTTTTCCTACCATTATGCTATCAACCTTTTAACACCCGTTATAGTACGTAAAAATCCACCTGGACCTTGAGGAAATTTATCGATTGTATATTTGATTTTCTTTGCAACTAATCTTATAGTGTTTGGTGTACCACCCGAATCAGCAGTACGTGTATCAGCATCATTTACAAGAATTGGGTCATTTAAGAAGAACGTATCAAATAATTTAATGTCAGTTGCACCAATAGTTGTAACCTCAAACTCTTTTAATCTAAATCTAGAAATTTCATTATCTGCTAGATTGGCCTGATCATTCTGATAATGATTAGTAATAAACGGTCTTTCATTGAATTCGGGAAATAAAGCTCTTTCACCTCCTCCAGTTTGAGGTGAAGTTATAGATAAGATGGGTTTAGGAAAATTCAAAACATCAATATCCCATTTTATATTATAACCATCAACCACCAAACCAAGTAGAATATCTTCGAGTGAAGGAAGTACAATATCCTGTTTTATAATTGGAAAGTAACGACCGTCACTATCATATGGGCCTGTCCATTGCCAACAGATTAGCTTAATGTTTTTAAATTCAAATCTATTTAGAATTTCAATACCTTGTAAGAATATGTTTTGACTAAGATTGCCAAATGCTATTGGAAGTCGGCCTCTGTATGGTTTGAATTGAGACCAAGGAATAAAAATTTCTTCCCATAACCCGTTTACTGGAATGGTAAAATCTGCAGCATCGACATTATCTGAAGTATCAAAAATAAAACATTTACATTTAAAATTTCCAGCGTTTACAAAGCTACCAGAGCCATCCTTTTGATATCGCCAAGAGAATGTATTGGCAAATTTTATACCCTCAAGTGGACCCTTTTCCTTGGCTTCGTTATTATTAAAACCAACCTTACCAGACGGTGATAAATGCATGTTGTTAATATCTAAAGTTACAGGTTCTCGCTTTGTGGCATTATTTCCAAAAATATTTCCTATGGTTTCTCCATTAAATGAACTTGGGGAAAATGGTATTTCCATATTGACCCAAGCCCCTATTCTATAATATTTTGAAGCGTTTAAGGTTGTCAAATCACTTTTAGAATATCGAAATTCATATCTTACGGCAGAATTATCACCGTAATCACCACCAGCTCCATCCAACTTATTATTCCATCCTTGAGTATTTGTAATTTGAAAAACAGCATGAAAACAATCCTGAGTTTGATCCGTTGCCGAGACATCAACCCACGTTCCACCAGAATTTTTTTCAAATACAATTGCAGATCCTCCACCGATTGAAGAAAATCTAACTGCACATAAGTCATCAGTGCCAGTAGTACGAAATTTTCTCCATGCAGTGCCGGTAAATTCCACAACTTCATTGCTAAAGGAAGCAAAATCACCCACACCGGTTCCGTTCACCAAATTTCTAAATCCACGATAGAAATTTCCAGTATATTTATAATTTGCGGAGATACTAGCTGGATTTGTTGCATCCGTATGAACCCAAGTTCTTATTCTATTACCGTCTTGAAATACCAAATTTCCATCAAATACTTGTAACGATGTGAATGAAGGTGGATCATCAAGTTGAGTACCTGATTGATTTGCTCCCGAATTTTTCCATGCATCATTTCTGAAATTTGTGAAAGGGGAATAATCTCCAACAAAACCAATTTCGATTGTTAAGAAATCCCTAAAGTGATAGATATCCCAATCTGCGTTAGAAGTTTCTGTTGTAGGTGGAGCTATTCCTGTATCTTTATTTGCCTTATAATGAAACTCGTCACCTTGATCATCAGGCCCAGTATCAGCTCTTCTTGTTATACTACCAGATGGATATGTGGTAATTGTTGCATCAAAGTTTGATAATCGTGGCCAAGCTTCCAATGCACCAGCAAATAAAGATGTGTTAGCACGTAAAGAACCAAATCCATTAGCTCCCCAACAGGCATTAACAGTTCCTTCGGTAGAATGTAGTCCGCCCTCTTCTTCAGCCGGATTTACTGAAATGGCTTCACTAATAGTAACTTCACTGCCTGGTGACGGATCAATACCAGATTTTTTTGCACGAAACTTTATTTGGTTAAAATTAGAAGTGTCAGTTTCATAAGCAAGCTCCCAAAAATCACCACCGCCACCTGCAGGTGTAGAAGAACCCATTCTATCAACTAGTTCGATAAGTGCTTGGTAAGTTGTTATTTCAGAAATGTTAAAATCCATCTGACTAGCTGTAAATTTAGGTAGTTGGTTTCCAGTAGAATTATCATGATCGATTACTACTGGTTGTCCTAATCCTTTGGAATCAGGGTCGTTGTAAAAGTCTATTATATCCTTTCCAATATTAAAACCGTTTTCAAAATAATATTGTTTGGCAAACGGTATTTTTCCCTGATGTCTTTCTGGGCCTAACAAATCAACTTCACAAGTATAACCGCCTGGGCCGGATTTTAATGGATAAATAACATCAATTTCTAACGTGTCATCTGCAGGAGTATTTCCGAATTGATCAGTAATTTGTATTCTAATCTTGTCGAATTCAGTTAAAATAGGTGTTGTACCTGCATGAGAATTGGACATAAAATTACCGTCAGTTCCGTTAAGAACCAACTTTCCACTTCTTATAATTCCAGTACCATCTAATTCAACTGTTAATCTTTGTACATTTGGATCAGTGATGTCAGTTGCGACACCTTCTGGTTTGTATGTAACTATATAGCTCCAAAGTGTATTTTGTACCATTTATGAGATAGCACCGTTTCTCCATAATTTTGCAATAAAAGCAACTTCATCACGTGGTGACTCTGCATCTATAATATCAATAAAATGAAGAATGTATCCAACTGTTGCCGAGGCCGTTAAATCTACTGTATTATTAAATGAATTATCTAAGCGAATTCCAAATCTACCAAATTGAAGTGCTGTATTTACGGCTGGATCAATCATAAACTGTTTCAATCTAGCTGGCCCCTGTGTTGTACCATGAGAAATAAAATAACCAGTTAAAACAACTTCAAAGGTTCCTAAAAGCGAATCAGTTGCATAATCTAAAACTCTGCCTGGATTTGGATGAAAGTTAACATCTCGCCTCATGTTAAAAGAGTTTTGAATTATTCTACCAGTACTATCAGGAATTGCACCGGCATTAAATTCAATTTTTTCGGAAGCTCCTAATGAAGCTTCTGTATCGGTTATCAAAGTTGACCTAAATATTGCTGAATCGCCTGCCATCTAACCACCAAACAATAATTTAGAATGATCTTTGGGACCAATCCTGTCAAGCCTACTTCCGTTTACACCACCATCTCTAATAAATCGTAAATTATCTTCATGCATGGCTCCACTTTTTGCAATCATGCCGGCTTTAGATGATACAATAACCTGCCTTAATCCAATTTCCGTATCACGCTGAGTTTGTCTATCTAAAAATGCATTATCTTCTTCTTCGGCATAACGCTTCCATCTAACATCCAATGGTCCACCAGGTCTTGAGATGTATTTTATGACAAATGGTACGGTTGCAAGTGCTACTGCAATTACAACAGCATGAGGTAGAAAACCAACACCTGTATTAATTAAACCGGCTGGGTTTCGTGCCATTGAAAGGCCACTACCAAATAATCTGGCACCTTCATCTATTTTACTTCCGTCTTTTTTGCTTTTTATATTTGTGCTAGAACCATCTGCTATACCACCCTCAGATTCTATTTCTTCTCGGCTCTCTTCCATTATTCTTTTAACTTCAGATTCTACAATCTGGTCAAAATCTTCTGGAAAAATATCAACAGCTTCAATTTTATAATCGTCAAATCTGGGCGAAACAATATACGCACTTTTAATGCCCTGCTCAATCATTTGCCTAACAACGTCAGCTAAAGTCATGCCACTGTCACCAAATCTGTCGTAGCTTCAATAACTACATTTAATTGAATTAATCCTCTTCCGAGATCTATAGTATCTAAAATTCTAAGCTGACCTGTTATCTGATATGAACGAGTTCCAGAGGAAACGTCAGTCATGTTTACTTTCCAAGTTTTAATTGGCATTTGATTATTAGTTTGTACACGTAATGCCATCAAACTAGATAATTCTGGTGTTGTACCAGTAATCGTTCCTTCTATGTTAATCATGTTTAGATCGTATAGCTTTTCTTGCACGCTGTCAGTTCTTTGATGAACAACTGCTAACGGTGCTGAATCACCAAATCTCCAATTTAATGTTTGTCTGTAAATTAATGCGTCAGTTATATTTTCTAGATTAGTAAACTGAGAATCAATAAATTCTCCTTCGTTACCAGCTTGAGCACTCATTTAAGCCACCATATAACCTGTTGGTGCTAAGATTGTTGCACGAAATCTATATTTCACCAATGTTTCGTCACCAGCTAGTTTTATCATTCTTGCAATTTTTGTTTTAGTAGAAGTGGTCAGAACTTTTGGCACGCTTTCTGTGTTTGTGTGTGCGTGTAAAAATACAGCTTCTATGTGTTGGCCGTTAGCTTGCATTTTGTAAATGTTATCAAGTTTTTCTGCGGATGTACCATCCAAGTCAGATCTTTTTGCATTCATTTCTCCAATCATCAAACCAGAAAATTCACCTCGTACTTGAAACGGTATTCCACGTCCTCTTTCAGTGGATTTAGTTAGATAGGAAATTGTGTTGAATCCTTCATCGATGACAACATTACTAACTTCTGTAAAAATATAATCAGCTCCTGGTGGAGTATCCATGTTTGCCGAAGCTGATAAATCAAAACTTAATACTCCAGAAAAGCCATGAAAACCTTCCGATGTTCCTGTTTTAATTTGAATTAACGTTAAGTTTAATGTTCTAATGAATTCCGGTTTAGCATTTTCAAAATTATCCTCACGTTGCCACACT